GCCTTGTACAGCAACGTGGTTGCCGTCTGCTACACCTTCAACAGCAGCAATTGTGCCACCATATGTTGTTGTGATTGCTGTGCAAGCGGCTGCTACTGTGATTGTACCAGTTGCTACTGCATAGATGTATGTTGTTGGACCAAGACCTTGGCCTTGCTTAACTGTTGCGTTTGTTGAAATTTCAGCCATTTTATTTCTCCTAAATAATGGTTGGAACATTACTGTCCCTACTTTTATTTAGCACGTTTATGAAATATCGAGTGTTCTCAGTCTTTCATAACTTTCGTTTTGAAATCCACGTTCACGCATTTGCAGCATGAGTCGATCTACAATAACTTTCCTGTCTTGCGGCTTTGTACGATCCCAATTGCCAATTTGTCTACGCATTTGTATCAGCGGAGCCGGTAGGTAATCTTGCATTTCTCGTTGTAACATCAACATCAAATAATTATAATCGCCGGCATTATATTTGTTTTTTGCTATTGCTCTTAGATTACGCTTTAACCGCAACTCCGGCACAATCACTTGTACATCTTGTACAATTTGACTGTCAAAGCGTTCTGGATCAACCATAATAGTTAACACGTTGTAAAGGTCTGGTTGGCTGGTACGAAACCCATCAAAGTTTTGTAATCTCATAATTTGTGCAGCTTGTTGTGCTGCATAAGCAGGGTCGCTTTGTGCAAAAATCTGCAATGCTAACAACTGTTCGAACATCAGTTCAGCAACCTTGCTCATTTTAAGACCAGTTAGTTGCTTCATTTGTCGCCACATGCGACTTTCGCTGAGCTCGTGAAATATGCTTGTCTGCTCAACTGCAAATTCTTTGTTAGGAGTCTTGAAATCTTTTTTACGCATCACAGTTTTAGCAATTAAATCTAGTTCCTGGTTTGCACTATCCCACACAAGTGCAAACGGCACATTGATATCCGATGATAAATCTTTCAGCACCGCTTGTGCATCTGGTCCTAGTTGTGCAATTGGCTTGGCATACTTTTGAAATTCTTTTTTAAATAGTATTGCCAGCTCTTGTATTGTAATTTGCCGCACGTTGCGTTCATCATTTACACGATCCAGAAAGTGTCTTGTAAACTCAACATCGATTCCTACTTGGGCAAACACTTTATCAAGTGCTTTTTCTAGTGCATCAAGTTGTATTTGTGTTACTGGCTGATCCATTAGTTTTGTCCTGGATTATTTTGTGCAAAGTTAGCTTGCGAAAATCTCATACGATCCACAAACTTCATTCCTGCTCCTACGTATCCTTCATGACCGGGTTCACCTTCAATGTCAGCTTTTACATCTTGGTCTTGTGCATCCAACTGACGTACCAAGTCATTTTTAAGTTGACTGATGTTTAAAAACCCACTGAACAATGCTGCAACTGCGCTTTTATTTTGATTCATCCAGTCAATGATACGAGCTGCCTTGGTTGGTTGTTTTTGTTCAATCCATGGACCAAAATCTTTGATCATGTTTTTATAATTGCCACTGCGCACTTTGCTGTTAATATATTGCTTTATCAACGCTGGTGTGTTTGTTATCTTTCTGCTGCGCAGCTCACCTGGAGCAAAGAATGCATCAATTTCAGGTGCATAGTTATTGTAAATGTTTTCCACTTGTGCAATCAACTTTGCATTTAATTCGATTTTACTACCAGTGTCTTTCATAGTTGGGTCGAGTATAAGAACACCGGGTGCTTTGTTTAATACTGCACTAGTAACAGGAGTTGCAGGGCCACCTGGGCCGTCAATTGATGTGTGTACTGCAACGCCTGCTTCACTATTACCAACCGCTTTTCCAATTGGGGTGTTTGCATCAACACGATATGTAACAGTATTAGGAGTAAAAACATACATACCATCTTCCAATGGAGGAGTGTCGCTGTACAGCAAATCACCTTGCACGTATCCACGGAAGTCCTTGGGCACTGTGCGACTTAGCAACGGAAACAATTTAGCATACACTGCAATTAGATCTGTTCTATCGCCTTTGCGCATGCCCATGATACGTTCAATGTCTTTTGGAGACTTGGCCAAGCCGTTGTAGCCTTTTGCAAGAAACCCTGACTTATCGGTGAGCACAAAGTCTCCTGTGCTGTCTCTACCAAATATAACTGCTGGCTTGCCGTCCCATTTAATAGTGTTTGTTTTAGCAGGTTCTGCGGCAGCACTTTTGAGACCTGCAAGTGCTTGTGTAAGACCTTTACTGCCGTAATCAAAGATCAAGTCTTCAGGGTGCTCAATACGCACACCTTCAGTTAGCTTGTAAGGTGTGTATGGATTTTCGGTTATGACTTCCATGCCCTGGTATACAATTCTATCACGCAACCGTGCAAGCCAGGCAGTTCCGGATTCGTTTACTTCTTCAAAAGTAAAACCTTCACGTTCAGCGTAGCCACGGAAATCATCTAGTTTAGCATCACGTTGCTTGTCTGATTTAAGTTGGGCCATAATAGATTCTACACTAGCTAGGTCATCTCTGTTTGCATTTTTATTTAATAACAGCGTAGCAATTTTATCTGGGTCATCAGTTATAAATGCATTGTCTTCCCTGCGATACAATCCCGAATTCTGATTGAGTTTAAGACCTGCCGCTTTTGCAATACTATTAATGAGTACATTTCGTGTTGCACCCTTGTATTCACTGTTGGGATCACTGCGCAGTATAAACTTGCTGAACGCTGGCTTTTGCACAAACATAAAGTCAGTTTGCACATACCCGCGGTCTTCTCGTCCCGTAATAGGTGTTTTAAAATGCACACTGATACCGCTTTTCTTTGTCCACTCCATTGGATCAAAACCGTGACTGGTTGCCCATTGTGTTAACCTGTTACTAAGTTCTTCTTTGCTCATAACTGTGCTGTCAACTGCAAGGTCTAAATCACCAGATGTTGGTTTTTGTCCTGTGCTTCCCAGCATGTTATCCATAAGAGGTAGTCCAGTTAGTTGCTCGAGCCAGGCCACAGTTGACTTAACATCAGTTTGGTTAATGCGCTGTGTAGCACTTGCACCATCGGAATCTTTAAAAACGTTGCCGCCTTCCTTGAGAAGTTTCATGCTTTTACCTTATTTGTTTTTCTCAGCCGCAGCAACTTTTGCTGCCAACGCTGGATATCTCGGATCGGTTGGTAGTATTCCACCAATTGCAGGAAGCTTGGATTGCTTGTTTGCTTTGGCTTTTTGTCCAGGTACCGGTGTTGGCGCAACTGGTGCTGACTTTGCAATTCCTGTAGCAATGCCGCTAGGGCGTTTTTTCTTTTGTCTAGAAATACTTTTTGCAATAGCAGCTTTTTCAGATTTTTCCTGCTGTGCTTTTTCCAACTTATCTGGAGTCATGCGATGTTTTTTCATTAACTGCGATTTACGAGCAATGATTTGCTGTTCAGGGCTTTGCGTTTTTATTATTGCATCTTGACGGGCATCAGGGCGTAGGCGGTTGAGTGCTTGCAGATCGTCAATGGCTTTTCCGGTATCGGAGATATTTCGTTGGACGCCATCAGCTCCAAATTCGTCAGGTGTTTTCTTTACAGTAGGCTTAGATGGATCATAGTCTTGTATTTTTTTACCAAGATTACTAAGTTTATCCAACCCTGTAGCAACACCAGAAACAGCTTTCCCGGCTTTTTTAAAAAATTCAATTTCAGATACTTTTTCAAGTTCTGCTAATAGATTTTCTTGTATTATTTGTGCTTTACTTTTCATTTGTGCGCCTTACCGATCTCGAAAACTTATTAGGGTCACGTGCTCGGATGGCATTTAATAATTTGCGATGTAGATTTTCGGCTTGATCAACATCGTACAGTTCTTCAATTTGTTCCATCAGGCGTACTGCGCTAGCAATAACATTACTAGCACGACTTTCAACAACATATGCACGTTCCTCAAGTTTTTTATAACGCTCATTATAAATGCCATCTAGCTCTTCGAAGATGCTGCGGGTCTTTTTCTGCATAACATGTCCCTTTGTAGTATTTATGTTGTTTTAAGTAATAAATCTGGAAAGGAAATTCTAAGAATTTCTGGTACACACGATTGTATTTCTAGTGGAAATCTACTAATCTGATCGTGCACAACGGTACTTAAATGATCGTTTAGTAATAAATCTCGATTGTTGCGCAAGCGGTCCGCACATTGCAATCTTAATTCGGCAGTCTTATCTTTGTTTGAAAGTAGATCCAAGTTTTTTTCAAATGCGTAGTAGCATCTTTCAATTAGAGTATCGTACGATTGATAACTATGATCAATTATGTCATCGAACGTATCGAATCCAAGATCTTTCCATTCGGCTGCTTGGTTGTAGCCGCCTACCCAAATTGGAAAAGTTAACCCCATTACCGAAAATAATGTTTTTTCTGAAAAACAAGCACTTTTTTGATATCCAATAGTTTCAGTTATTAAACTAATAGCCGATTGAGAAAATACGTTGTTTAACCCGCCGTTCCAGCTAGTTTTATTGTTCTCATACGTTATTGCAAAATATTCATTTGGAGTTGAATTAACATCGCCTACAAATCGTTTTTTAAGTTTTATAGGAGATAACAGAAAACCTCTCGAGTCTTGATCAAATGGTGCCCGATTACCAAGTGAGTTCAATTCAGCAAGCGTGAGGGTCATGTCCTCGTGTTGGAATGCATTGGAAAATGTATAATCGTAATTAGATAAGTTAAAGTGCTGAACAAGCTTAATACACAAGTAACGATTAATCATCTTCTTATTAATCATAAAATTAAAACAACTCGATGTGGATATATTATCATCTAGCTGACAATTTTTGGTTAGATCAAGTTGCTCACACGCAGGCCATAGTAATGGTCCATAGTATGGGATCGGACTAGAATAAGGAATTGTCGCTACCGAATCGCCTATAATTGCGCCTGGGCTTCCTTTTTCTAAAATTTCATCAATATATTCTTGGTCAAACATATCCCATATATGTAATACATGGTCTTTGGTTAATTCTTTAATCTTACCTAAGTTTCTGCCATGTTCGTACGTCGAAATTAATTGCATTAATGTATACCTTATCCGTTTTGCTTGATGCCTGCTAACATCTGCTTGAGTTTGCTACTTTGCACATCAGCTGTTATTTTAGGAGCATCTACTGGCATACTGTCAGTTACGTCTTTTTGCACCATTTGACTTTTTGCTTTAATGTTTGCTAAGATACTACTGCCTTGTGGTCCGCCCTGGTTGCTTTCATCTTCGTCAAGACTGCTAATTCGCAAGCTATCAATATCAAACTCTAATTCAATTTTTTGCCCAACACCACTACTACTTCTAGTTTTCATTGCTTGTATCTGATAGCGTCCGCGCTCTCGCATTGCTCTACTTGTAAAGATACCAAAAACATTATCTGCTGTGTTGATCTTACTAATACCACCAGAAATATGACTATGATCAAATTCAATTTCTTCAACAGCACTTCTGTTTAACTGACTTGCAGTCACAAACAGAATATTTAGCTCACGTGCCAAGTTGCGAAGTTCTTCACTTACATACTTGTCTTTAACAAATAAGTCGTTTGGACTAACTTTTGCACTCACCGGCATAAGCAGATCCAAGTAGTCAACTAACATAAAGTCAATTTCTCGGCCTTGTTTGATGCTAAGTTCTTTTACGAATGCACGGATGTCGTTAACAGTGCTTTGTGCTGGCATGTACTTAATTTGCAGATTGCCTGCTTTCTTGCCTGCCATCTTGACTTTCATTTCAACCATATCAAGATCTTTAAACAGTTGTTTAGATGGCGTTCCAGTTAACATACTGTCTAGTCGCATTGCAGTCAACCCTTCACTCAGCTCTAGTGTAATGTAAACTCCGTTAAGTCCGGCTTCCATCCAATTGACTGCTAAATTTTGCATAACCAAACTCTTGCCAGATCCGCTACCACCTGCAAAAATCTGTAGCTCGCCTCTGTTAAAGCCGCCATACAACAATTTGTCTAAGTTTGCCCAGCCTGTGCTGTTTTGCCCGTTGTTGTCTTTCAATGCTGCAAGTCTCGATCTTGGATCTTCAAAGTAATCTGTGCCCAAGTCTTTTGTTAAGCTTATTTGCACAGCATCTTTGATTAGTTTCTCAACAGGTGCATACTCACCTTTTTCTAACAAGTCTGCACTTTTTAAAATTGCACGTTCAAGTTCCTGGCGTCGAGTAAAGCCTTCAAACTCTCCCATAAACCAATCAGTGTGTCCACTATTAAGATCTGGAATTTCTTGTAAGTCAACACCAGTTACTGCTTTTACTTGAATACGATCCGGGAGTGTTTTGTGTTCGTTTGTATGATTGTAGATAAACTCAGCAGCTTCTCGCAAGTCTCTATCAAAATTTTCCATGTTAAAAATGTTCTGTACACGCAAGTAGCTCTGTGCATCCTGCATTAGCATTTCTAGGAATAATTTTTGTACTTCGTATGTGTACTCAGTCATACCTTAGTTTATCCTTTATTTGTTCAGCTATACGTCTATGTGTCTCTGGGCCAGGATGCAATTTATCTTCTGCTACATCTAGTTTGCTTTCATACACACTATGCCACGGATCGATCCACAGGTTCCAATCTACTAGTTCCATGTTATTTTGCATTTGTTCAACAAATCTGTCATGATCACTGCTAGCATCTGACACTAAATCTTTCATCCAATTAATATCGTTACTCCAGTTTATCAAGCCGTTTACGAATAGCAACTTCACATTGTGGCTGCTTGCTTGGTCTTGTAGTATACGACAAAAGTCTATTAACTGCATTATAGTACCATAATCGTGATTGAGCAACTGGTATTGGGCGATAAACTTGTCATTAGGCGAATTTGGATCTAGCACTGATCCAAAGTATATACCGGTGTCTGGTGTAGGATATACCCAATGTCGATGCACGGCACTCCATTGCACAATATAAATATCAGCCAAGTTGTCAACAATTGCTTTACTTGTATGTAAGAATATTTTCAAGTTGCTTGCACCACCACTAGCATCATTAATACAATCTGCTGCAAGCAAGTTAGGATAAATCTCAGGATCCAGTTTTTCACCAGAAAACCCAGCACCTTGTGTGATACTGCATCCGTTAAAGTAAAACTTCATGGTATCCATCCTAGTTGTGTCATTTTTTGCCTAACCGACGTTTCATAGTACAATTTATTGCCTTCTGGGCCGTGATGTCCGCTGTAAGGATCGTGTGGCACTGTATCAGCGTCTGGTGGAATGTGCATACCTACATTTACACTATAATACGTTTTGTCAAAAAGTATACAGTTAGTATGCCCAATGGCATGATTAAGAACTACATCACTTGGTCCCCACTTGTTGCTGTCGTCGAGTGGCTTACTTAAATTACAAATTAAATACTTTGCATTATTACTATCTAGCCAGTTTGTTAACAAGTATAGTTCTCTAAGAACTTGCGTTTCTAACCAACTGCGATCTGCATGTATGGTTAATTGTTGGTCTCCACCAAAGAATTGCAAAGAGAACAAACTATTATGTGCTTGTATAACAGTATCAAATGATTCAAATGTTGCTGTATTATAAATTTTTGCGTTGTAATCTTTCCATGTAGCTTTTTCGGTATGGATAGGCATGTCTACACGCTCTGGAAAAAATGCAGTTATTCTTTCTAGTGGAGGTATCCCAATTATAAAATAATCGTTTTCCCAATCATATGTGTACTCGTTTTGCATCCCAATCAGCAATTGGCACACAGTGTCAAAACTGTTTATCTGTCGACTAGCATTAATAATCTGATCAACTCCTAACTCAGCACCGGCCAAGCCCCAAAAACTGTCCTGCGGGTCAACGCATATGTCTGGAGTAGTGTAACTATCTCCAAGTACATAAAGTTTACCCATTTGTCATTCTCCCTTTGAGCACAATGTCATACCATAGTTTGTTTCCTGCTGGTCCATGATGTCCATGCCAGCCCCATTTGTCAAAGTCTACTGGCATATTTACATTCTCGTTTACGCTAAAATATGTGTCTGAGAAAACAGTAATTTGCGAATCGTTGAGTACTTGTTG